TGGCAACCCCGAGTACGATCGAAAGACTTGCTTTCATGCCAGAAAGGTCAACAACGATTTTTGGGAAGGCTACAGGGGACAACCGATCGTGGAATATGATGATATATTCCAATTAAAAGATACCCTAGCCAAACCAAACATGGAAGTGCAAGAGATGATTAGCGCGGTTAACCTCGCGCCTTTCCCCTTGCACATGGCCGTTATGGACATGAAAGCGAACACTTTCTTCGTCTCGGACTTCATTGTCGCTACCTCCAACGTGCAGACACCACAACCCGTGTCCATCGCTCAACCCTCAGCCCTGCACCGTCGTTTCCACACAGCGGTTCAAGTAGTAGCAAAAGATGAGTTCTTGGTTACGCTGAAAGGAAGGAAAGGAAGTTCGGACTATGAAAGTGTCGTTGACCCAGACAAAGTGCGAGCTTACCAAGACAAGGTAGGGAAGCCCCATCGCAGTTTTGAACCGGATGTCTATGAGGTGTTAGAATATAACATGTCAACAGGCTCCCCGATAGGAACTGCAATGGATCTCCTTACTTTCCTGCGCGTAGTGAAGGACAGAATCGATGCGAAGCGCGCATTCAACGCCGACTTTGAAAAGGACATGCTCGAGTTCCTTGATTTGAAAGAGGAAGACGAGGATGAGCCCGAAATAGTCGGCGATTTGCGCGCTGCTGCTGATCTCTGGCAAGATGCTGCGGAGGTTGTGGCCCACGGCGGACCTGAAGAGCTCAGAAGGGCACCCCAACCACATGCATTTGTTCAAACTTGTGCGTATGGTGACGGGTGTGTTGCTGAGACCTTCATCTCCGAGGAAGACCTGACGGAAACTGACGACTTCGGAGTGCCTACCGGAAATCACACTGTTTGCTCTATGTACCACGCTGAGCGTGAGAGCTATAGTGCGAGGTTCGATAAGTACTTCGGATATGTCAAGGAGTGTGCGGAAACGATTCGCGGCAAATTCTCTGAAGCATGGCATGCCATGAAGGAGATATTTGTTGAAAACCGTGTGCTCGTGGGAATAACCATCGCCACGATAACCGCCACTTTTGGACTTAGTGGTCTCTACTTTAGACTTCTTCGATCCGATTGCCCATTGAAAAATTCCACTAGTGTTGACGAACTGGAAGGATTCTATGGTTGCGAAGAGATGAAGAAGGATAACTGTGACTACTGTCGTATCCTGGATGTGACGAAGTGGGTGGAAACCGAGACAGGATTGCGTTCGCGCCACCAGCCTGGGACTTACTCCCATGCGCGTGGCTTGACGCAAGTCTGTCTCGATAACTACTTCATTTTCGACGAAGAGGACATCACTCGCCTGACTAAGCTGAACAAGGAAGCTCATAAGAGAGAAATAGCCAATGCTGGCTACTTTGCTGCTAGGCAGGTGTGGTGGGTAGAGGATTCACTTCTCTACGGTGTTGCCAAAGGACTCATAACGAATGACGAAATGGAGAAAGCAATGAGAACCATTGAAACTCATCGTCTCATCTTGAGTAATTCGGCAACTGCTCACTCCCGGAATGAAGGCAGCAAACCACCTGCCAAGAAAGTGATCGCTCACTCCAACGAATCCAAGACGAAAACGGCTGCGAAGGCTGCAGTGGCTCACGGTCCTCCCTACAAGTTCATAGAGAGGAGTGATGATACTGTCGCAAAGGAACAGATTCGAAGAGTACAGGGAAACAATCAAGTCCAACTGTGCTTTCAAAAGAGTCGTGATGGAAAGACTTTCTACACATACGGAGCAGGAACCTTTGTACAGGGGAAAGTTCTAATGTGTACTTACCATCAGACACTTGACGTCGAATCGATCCATGTGCGTGGTGCCAGTGGGCTGGATTGGGCAGAGTACAAGACGAAGGACCTAAAAATCACTCGTCTCGACTCTCTCGACCGTCCCACTGACATTTGTCTCATCACTTTCGCTAATGAGGCTACTCGACCATCGATTGTGAAGTACTTCATAGAGAAGCAAAACGCTGCGGTTCTGAACCGCGTGGATTGTATACTCTTTGGAGTCCGACACCTGAGAGAAGATGGCCGACCAACCTACTTTAGCGACGGCACATCCGTGTGCCGGCTCGAAGGACAGACCGTTGAGTACAAGGACTCCCGTCAGGAGACCTTCGTACTGCCGACTAGTTTTGGATACGACTTGACCACCAAGCCTGGTGACTGCGGCGCGTTGTTGGCTGTACGTTCAAATACAACTAACAACAAGCTGGCAGGCATGCATGTTTGCGGGACAAGTTCAACTGGCTACTCTCACATCATCACTAAGGAGTTCCTCCTGCGTGGTTTGGAAAAACACAACGCCAAACTACGACACACAGTGGACGGAACATACCCAGTGGCTCATAATGGTGTGGAATTCTTCCGCACTATAGAGCCAGTGGATATACCCAAACTTGGTGATGCTGTGGTACTTGGAGAAGTTCAAGAACCAAGGAGAGCAGTCAAAACGGAGCTGAAACCATCACTCATCCATGGAGAAGTGGCTACACCGATCACGAAACCCGCTCACTTGTGCGCCTTCACTCTTGATGGTGAGCAAGTTGATCCAATGGAAAAAGGCTTCAAGAAAGTTCTCGACGTACAGAAACCAATGAAAGTGTCTGAGTCGTCGGTTAGACGTGCAGTTCAGGATGTTAAGAATGTACATTCTACCATCCCGAACGGCGCAATTACCCGACTTCTCACACTTGAGGAATCTGTGTGGGGCAACGAAGAAGCTGGAATCAACGAGCTCAACCGCAAGACGTCGCCCGGTTATCCGTATGTTCTCACGAACAAAGAACCTGGCAAGAAGACGTGGTTGGGTAGTGGGGAAGAGAAATTCATTTCTGCCGAGCTCCAACACGATGTCGAGGAACTTGAGAGTCACATCAAAGAGGGCCGACGTGGCAATGCCGCGTACATAGCAACCCTCAAGGATGAGAAGAGACCCATAGCAAAAGTTGACGCTGGGAAAACACGCGTCTTCGCTGCTGCACCGATGAACCTTTCCATTTTGGTTAGGAAATATTTTGGTGCTTTCGTGGGATCTCTCACTCTCAATAAAATCGACAACGAAGTTGGAGTGGGCACTAATGTGTACAGTCCAGATTGGCACAAGACCGGCGAATACCTAAGATCGAAAGGTAACAAAGTGATCGCTGGAGATTTTTCCAATTTTGACGGCAGTCTACGTCAGGACCTTCTTTGGGAGGTCTTCGATGTCATGAATGACTGGTACGCAGATGAATACACAACCGAGCGAACTGTGCTCTTTGACATGATTTGCAACGCAGACATCGTGTACAAGAACAAGCTCGTTAGGCTCACCCACTCTCAACCATCCGGTAACCCTCTCACGGTGATTATCAACTCTATCTTCAACCAGATCGTGATGCGCATTGCGTACTACGAGCTGGTGGAGGATAAAGGTGGTTTCCGCTCACAGGTGTCCCTTCAATGTTACGGTGACGACAATGTGTTCAACATTTCGGATGAAGTGATCGATTTGTATAATCAGGTCACTATCACCGGGGTGTTGAAGAACATTGGACTCACCTACACGGACGAAGGGAAAACTGGCGAGATGGTAAAGTACCGGACACTCAGTGACGTTCGTTACCTCAAGCGCAACTTTCACCTGACCCCATACGGGACATATGAGGGACAACTTCCAATGGAAGTCGTTCTTGATATGACCAACTGGGTGAGGGGGACTGATGTGCAAGGGGCAACGCGTGAGAATCTTGAGTCAGCCTACAGCGAACTGTGCTTGTTCTCTGAGAAAGAGTACAAGGAAAAGACGCACTGCATCCAACGTGCCGCAAGTAAAGCTGGAGTCTACACTCAAGTGCCTGAGTACCATGAACACCGACAAAAGGTAGCAGACCTCGTCTGCTGGTGAGAGAGGCAACTCACCTAAAGCAAAGCTAGTCTCGCGACTTTAAAGCTCTCCACTTCGGTGGGGCCTCCCCTCTTATCAACCACCGGGCTCGAGGGAAATGCTATTTCTTGCGGGAAATGTCATTTCTTCCCAAGCCCTGTGGTTGGTTCTGCGGAGTGGTGCTCTCCGTGGGGCGTGAATGGGTGTTCTCCTCCGGCTCACACCTAATGCGTCTTTCGCACCAAACCCCTGCAGCGGTCGTTGGCATATGATCCCTAAAAGCCAACGTGATTATCACTGGAAAGAACCTTCGTAGTGCTATTTAGCACGGGGCACGAAGTAAATATGCCCTGGGTTGTCTCGGTGTTTAACAAGCCCGAGCGTAAAATTTCTCAT